AAGATCAGCTTTCTTAATGTCTTCTAGAATCATTGAATCTCCTAAATATCTTAAATAGATACGGTTTAATTGTACAGATTGCGATTATCATCGCGCAATTCTGATATACCTCTTAATTTGGTGCACCAAATTATGCTCTGGACAAAACCAAGCCATCTATTAGTTTTGTAATCAGACCAATCTTCTCCAATTTCCAACATTTCTGAAATCATCCATCTAGCATGACCCATTCTATCTGCGTTGTCTTTCAGATTAATAGCCCACTCATCACCACATTGATTCTCAATCTGTTGGACTGGTACATTCATTCCGGCCAATTCTATATCATATTTCTCAAGTAACTGGCGTATTTTCTTGTTCATAAGCTTCTCTTACTTTCTTATAGATTACCTTAAGAAATCCAGGATTGATCTTTTCGACCGCTGGCATTATCATTAACCTAATCCTATTTCTGTCGTAGCGCATATCAAAGTTAGAATGATCTTGACTCCAACACAATTGATATTTCTCTGCCCATTCTCTTAGCACACTCTGTGGAGTTAGTAGGAATGGCCTAATAACATTGCGGTTTCTGAATGGGATCAATTTGGTTCTACCATGAATAGCACCCATTAGCCACGTTTCAGCAACATCGTTTAAGTGATGGCAGGTTGCGACATTTCCTACAAATGAGTGGAAGAATTTATATCTTTCATTCCTCCACCATTCCTCCCAAGACAATTCTTTTGGTTTCTGTCCTTGGATGAATCCCAATTTGAATTTTATTGAATTTGATTTGCAATAGTCAATTACAAATTGATGTGCTTTTTCTGAATGTTTTGTACCATGGTGGAAATGCAAAATCGTAGGTTGATGCTTGCCGTTTCTAAGAAAATGTATAGATGCCATTGAATCTATACCACCAGAAACGGCTATATTATTGATTTCTCTGGCTTTTCCAAGCAATCTGATCATTTCTTTTTCTTTTTCTTCTTCTTCTTCTTCTTCTTCTTCTTTTGCGGCGGCCTCCGGAAACTCCATTTCTTATCAAAGCCTTTTGCGATTAGCAAGTCTTCATTAGATACATGTGGGATTTCTTTTTCTGGATTAGCCAAACCCCCAAGATACATCTGGAGTTCCTGGAAGGTCGTATATGTATCGAAGATTTTGAAGAATTCTAGGTCAGCGAGGCGATCATTGAGTATTACTTTCTGATACTTAGTTGAGTAGACAACGAAAATTGGACACTTTTTCTCTAAAAAGAATTCGACATATTTGTCCTTTAATTCTTCAACTTTATTGAAGAATTTCTCAAATTTAGATCGCTGATATTCAGATGGCCAAGATGGTCTCTTGGGCCAACCCTTTTTGTAATAGTCAGCAATCTGTTTCTGCTTGAAATAAGACTTAATGAATTCGTCTACTTCTTCAACATTGAAACATAATTTCTTCTTTGGTTCGCCACGATAATCAGTTCGCAATTCGACTATACTATAGATCTTTCCGCAAAATCCAACGACATATGACTCAATGTCTATTTTGAAAATCAGCCAGGTATGTCGCTTCCAATAACCGCCAACCAGAGGAAAACCAGGCGATTCTACTTCTTCTCTTTTTCTTAGATATAATATTCCATCATCAAATCCGCCCATCTTCATAACAGAATCATAATAATCATGGAAATCAGAAATAATTTTCATACAGCTATTGTATCAAAAGTTTATTTAGTTTTAACTTTTTCTACTTAATTTGTCTCTGCGCCTTGAGAATCTCTGCAATTTCATCAATAGTATAACTATTATCATGTATTTTATCCCAAAGATCTACTACATTTGGAACTAAGGAACCAGATGTATAAATAAAAGTTCCTATTTCGTCTTCCCCCATACGGCGAGCTAATTCTTGAACAACATGTTTAAGGGCTGTTATTTCTTCTTTAGTTAATTTAATCATTTGATCCATCAGTAGTTTAAATTGAAGTTACAATAAATCCATTCCCCTAGAATTTCATCTTCAGTGTTCATTATCTATAAATCCAAATCTATTTTCGTCATAATTGTTAGAAGACATATTTTCACTCATACCACGCAATGTCCCTATAGTATCTTCGTAATTGTCACCTAATATTGTTGTGGCTACATATAATTCTTTAAGATGTGCTATAGAAAATCCGTGAGTATCTTCTACCCACCTATCCAGATCTATAGGCTCAATACCAGATTCATTAATTAAATATTGAAAATAAGCTAATCTGGCGTTAGCGTTGGGATGTCCTATTTTGAATCTTTTGTCAAACCTACTTGGTCTATTAATTATTCTGGCTCCTAATTTTTCTGGATAATTGGTAGTAGCTAAAAATACTACATTTTCGATAGAATTGATGCCATCTAGGAAATTTAAGACTATTGATTCATCATATTGTTCAATAATATTATCGATATCTTCCATTAAAACAACAACTGGCGTATCTGGTTGAATTTCTCTGAAGATTCTAATTCCACTAATGAATCTTGTAGGATGAGTGAAATTTATCGCTATGCCACCAAGATTGATTACGTCACGCATAACAAATTTCACAGTACATGATTTGCCGGAACCAGGAGGACCCCACAGACAGATTCCACGCTTATAGTCGATTTTGTGCTTTTTGTAAATATCATGCATATTCCAGAATTTTTTAATCTCATCGATTACTTTGTTAGAAGTCGAATCTGGCAATTTAATTAATCCGTCCAAATTCACTTTGATAAGTTCAAAATGTATATTGCCGTATACATCTTCACCGATATCGTATACTCCAGGCGATAGGATTGATGATGTATTCTTAGCCGGTTGAAATAAAAATCCATTAGATGTCATCCATTGGCAATAAATGTCAGACATATGAGGATGCGGATGCTCTTCCGCTGAGACGGGAAAGCTTTTTGATTCTCTTAATCTAGCGGTCTTAGTTCTTATTGGATTTTTTTTAAGTATTTTGGTCAGCTCTGTGTCGTCTTTATTCATATCGATTTCTGTTGTTGTATAAGATACAATATAACAAATCAGACAAAAAAGATAGTATATAAAACAAGTCGGGCTGGTAGCTCAATTGGTTGAGCAGCACTCTCATAAGGTGATGGTATGTGGGTTCGAATCCCACTCAGCCCATGCAGAATCAAAGACATGGGGATGTTATAAATTACTATAAATTGGTATGTTCGACTTTAAGCCATGTTTGGTGCACCTTTTTTGCATAATTTAGTGCTCCTTTGCTAATATCAGGACTAGTCAAATAATCTCTAACTGTCTTCATTATATCTATAAAATAATTAGAATATCTCTCTAATTGACTGCATGATGCCAGACTAGCCTTTCCGCGCTTAACTTCTATTACATGATATATGTTATATTCATCTATAGCTAGAATGTCGATATGTCCAACTGGTGTAGCAAATTCTATATATATTTCTACAGGATGAAATCCGAATATCTCATAGAAATGAGCGACAATATGGTCGCGTAGTTCCTTTTCTGTCTTGCTAATTGCTATTTTTTTTGCTGACCATTGGTGTAATTCTTCATAAGTAATAATTTCGTTTATTGCAATAATAATGATTTCATTGTTGCGTTTAGATATTAACTTATTCTTCTTTTTGTACATTATAGCTCCTGGCGGCTGGTAGTTGAGTGGCGTGCACAATCTTCCGCCATGAATTAATAATGTACCATCGTTTTTGTGTATAATTAAGTGTTTACCATTTTCTAGAGTTGATTTTGCTCTTCCATCATAATTTACAGTACATTCCGCATACAACATGAATGGCTGTTCCACTCTTATTCGATCCATGATTTAAGTACATATGTAAATATAATACACATGTTAAGATTCCCTAAGAAGAATATTGCACAGAGGGGTTTCGACCGAAAGAAGGCGGCTACAGGACACTATAAGCTGCAAGAAAAGCAACTCCCGGCCACAGAGAAGCCTAAGAAGGTTATAAAAGAAGAAGAGCCACAGTCTACTGAGTATCTAGACGCTGTATGGGCTGGAAAATTGTATCCTCATGAATTATGGAATATGCATTGTGATATAGATAAATTTGCATATCAGAAATTATCGGTCGAAGAATTATCGGTCATAAAGAGGAAGCTTTCTTTAGCCTGGCTTGATTGGAAAGACGATATAGAGAATCCTAAAATTCCACCTCCATTCTCTCTTTCACAGGTAGAATCTGATGCGGATAAGATTTTATTTGATTTTGTGCAGAATTCTATGAATATTATCGGTGTTGAAGCATATGGTGCAATGCTTCAACAAGCTATCACTGATGAAGCTAGAATTTTATTGGCGTTGAGATGTTATATTGCTGCTACTAGTGGTAAAAGAGAACGCGATAGCATAAAGATTTATCGCAACAAACAAATGGATAGTTGGGATTTCTTCCCAAAAGAATGTAAAAGGATTGGAGTCGATCCACAAACAGGGAAGAAATTTACTTATTATGTAGATCGTCCGAAGAAAAAGAAGGGTGATAAAGATGATTTATATTGGAGATCTAAGAATCATCAATCCGCAGATCATTATATAGTGTCTAAGTTCGTAGAGCCAGAATTGTCGCAGAAAGATAAAATGCCAATAAATATAGCTCCACAAATGGCTGAAATATTGAGCGATTTTGGTATAAAGGTTAATTCGCATGAAAAAGCGTGGAACGAACTTAGCAATAGGTCTAGAAATGCTTCTATTGAAAATAGAATTGTTGCTAGGATAGCTTATTTGATAACCAATGCGACTGTTCATAAGAAAACCTTAGGATTGGATTGTAGAGATGGACAAAAGATTACTGAAGAATGACTGTGTCACGGGGATTGTAGATATATGTTGTGTGGTGGCGATGTGATTGATTTTAATGGAGTTTGTAATAAATGCATCAAGTTCATAGATCCAAAAATAAATGTAGTAGACTATTCGTGAGGCAAGCATAATGCCATCTCAAAGAGGACCAAGACCGGATCAAATGCAACAGCCATTTGGTACTGTCCAGGGCGAAGTATTGACAGCCGGCCCGGCTTTCCCATCATTCGAACTTTCAACTGGTGGCAATGGAACTGGTATACCAACAGGCCCAATATCATATCATATTCAATTGGCTACAAAAATTGATGATGTGAATCTTCCGAATGAAATTGATTTTGGAGAATTTGTAGTAAATTCACATCCGGCTGGTGAACGTAGAGGACAAAAATTAGAATTTTTTATACCAGATGATTATGATAATGGGGATATTGAATTACTTGTAGTGTATAAAATGTCTGCTGATGATCCAGGCGAGATTATACAACTAGAAGTTGAAATACAAATTGCAGATATTAATGGCGCTTTGGTTTCTACAACTGGTGCTATATCAGTTGAGTTTGACCCTGGCGGTAGTACAGGAACTGGCCCTGGATTAGATACTCTAATTGCGCGAGATGTGCTATTTTCTATATCTAATGGTACGTTTAAGCGTGGCGATGGCATAGTTATAAATTTAGTGCGTGATGCAACACTAACTGGAGACGGCCATAAAGGAGATTGGCAAACTATATCATTTTCTTATCGCTATACAGGCCAGGTAGCGTCCAGAGTAGTATCACAATTTAATTGCAGTTTCCATGATACTGATGAACCAGCACCGACAGATGGGATTTTAGGAGAATTTAATACTATTGATTTTCCTTCATCAATAGATACCGAACAAAAAGTGTTTTTTGTTGTTCCAGACAATTGGGATGGTACTTCTGATGCTCAGTTTAGAGTAAATTATTCGATGAGTAGTGCTGAATCTGATAATGCTGTTCTATTAGATTCTAGTGGCGAAATTGCTCATGTAATTAATGGATATATTGAGACTATTGCGTCTGATTTACAAATTATCTACCCAGATGATGACACTCAACCACATAGATCAGTTGTAATTAGATCTATTAGGCCGTCTCAATTGTGTGTCGGCGCTGTTATCGCTTTTAAGGTAGCGCGTCGTGATGCTGGTTCAGAAGAACATAATGGCGATATAAAAATAATTAATATCACGATGAACATTGGGTCATCCGGAACGTTGACTGGTGGCTATGAAGCAAATGTTGAAAGCAGCAAAGCCCATGGGTGGTTTACTGCATCACAAGGCATTGCCACATTAGCGAATCCTGCTACTTTTAATACACGAAATAACCATGGGATTCTTAATTTTGACGACTCAGTCAATAAATCTATTTTGTTTGAAGGAGTCATGAATCCAAATTATGATGATGGCACATTAACTATTAAAATATATTGGACAGCTATTGCCATAATTGGGGATGTGGTTTGGGAGGTTGCATGGGAACGAATGAATTCTAATTCATTAAATATTGATTCTGATTCGTTTGCTGCAGCACGTTCCGAGACGACTACTACTCATCTTGTTAGTGGAATAATAAACGTAACGCTTATTACATTCACTAAAATAGATATGGATTTGATTGCTGCTGGAGACCCATCTCGCATAAAGGTAACTCGAGAGACAGCACTTTCTGCTGGGAACACTTTAATTGGCAATGCAGAATTCCTATGTTTAACTTATGAGAGTTAAACATAGCTAGACTTTTTCTATAATATGAAATTATTCGAGATACATGAAACTAAATTTAAATCTGCTTGTGCAGTATGTTTTGACGATAAAGATAGAATATTGCTTGGTATTTCGACAGCAAAAGATGATAGAAATGGTAAGTGGTGCTTTCCTGCTGGTGGTATAAAAGCGGACGAATCTCCTGAGCGAGCAGCGGAGAGAGAATTTAAAGAAGAGACTGGTCTTAGAGCTTATGCTATTAGATCGGCTTTTGCAAGCAAAGAAAAATCATATGTGTCATTGATTATCTGCAAACATGTTGGCGGCAGAATGAAACCTAACCACGAATTTACCAAATTGAATTGGTTTCCAATAGATAAAGCTTTAGAATTAGGCAATCTATTCTACCCGGCCAGAAGAACGTTACAACGCATTACCAATCATCTATAACATAATCACTATCCAATAAATCAAGCAATTTGATAATACCAGCTCTGCGTTTGTCAAGCGCTATTTTTTCTTCTGGTGTTAATTCTGGTATTAATTCTTTAGGCACAGGATCAAGCTCAGGCTCTGATCCTGGTTGGGAGAGCCATCTGCTCTTGTCTTTCTTTTTGGTTCTCCCGGTCTTTTTTTCTTTCTTAACCTTATCTGGGTCATAATCCAATGGTAATCCTTTACGACGACGATAGCCTTCGCGATTTCTTTTACGAACCATTTCTTTTTGGCATTCAATGCATCTAACGATTAAATGAGATTGTGCGTTGCCGACTTTGCGATTAATACCACAATCAACACATTTAATAGTTGTTATGTTGGGTTTTTTCTTTTTCTTTTTCTTCTTCTTCGCCATATTTATTAAATACAGCAACAATTACTATTATAGCCCTAATTTCTCTCGCAGGGCTTTCCCGCCTGACAGCATGGCTCTCAAATTTCGTCCTTCGTATACTCCACGAGCTATCTTAATTGAGCCTTTGTCGGTGAGAAAAATTTGTGCATCCTTGACCAGAACCTTCTGGCCAGATCTAAGATCGAGCATTTCTATATCTTCAGTAATGCCAGTAGGTATTTCTGTTAGAGGTTTATGTCTGATTTTCTTAGCCTTCTTTTTCTCGTCTAGGATTTTCCTAGCTTCTGTTTCAGAATTTAAAGCACCGTCAACTCTGGTGCCTTTCCAAGTGCACCTTAACATTATTTTATAGAACTCAGTATTTGATCTCTTGACTGCAAAATGCACGACTTCCTTGAAGATTGCAGCTTTCAGCTCCTCACGCAATTCTTTGGGCAATTTTTTGCGTATATTGCCTTTTTCATCGAAAAATTCTGGTAACAAGAAAATTTTGTTTCCACAATTCGTATGACTTATTCGTTTCCTATGGTAGATCTTAGGTAATAAGTAAAAATCAATCTGTTCTGGATCAAATTTGTCAGCTATACGTTGCCACATCTTCACTCTAAAAGCTCTTTTGGCTGCGATGCTAGCAATTCGTCTACACCATTTCTGTGTTTTTTGTGATAACATTGTATTTTTTGTCTTTTCGATTGTGGCGTTCATTGTTACTCCCTTAGCTTTCCTAGAATCCTTTCGGCTAAATTATTACCTCTTGGATCAATAATATGATGGTTCTTAGAATTAGGACATACCGTTTTCCAACAATAAATTCCATTGTTCTGAAGTTCTATCTTATTTACTTTTGGTATTGTACAGGCTAAACAAGTCAAACCGGATCCGATCCCAACGAATCCGTCGGATTGTGCAATAATAGACCGTGATATGTCAAATGGTATTCCTCTACCATCAACTCCTACCGAGAATGGCGGTGCATCTTTACCAGCTATCCATAAACATTCATATCCAGCGTCATTCAACCTTCTCATAATTATCTCCCATTGAATATGCGTCAGTGGCGAATAAAAACTAACAGGCATATATTCAATTACAATTCTCTTACGATTTTTAGGAAATTTTTCTCTTGCTTTCTTGTTTGCCTCTTCATTCTCTATAGCCAATGGAACATGATTTCTTGTATGTAGATCGCTTAAATCTGGATCAGGCATGGCATTTTTATATCTATCGAATATAGCATGGCCTTTCCACACAGCTCCTGGCCATGGTGCCAGATCCGGTCTATCATGGAATAAATCATAATAATATACTTTATCGCCAGCATATTCTTGCAATTGCCTCAATAGTTTGATCTTATCGATATGTGGCTGCTCAAAGATTACTTCATCTATAGAATGTTGTCCATTAGCGAATAGACCGCGATATGTTGGCTTTGTGATTAAAATGGTCCATGAGTCTGGACATTTCATCTTCAGATGTCTCAAGATGAACGACATCATAAAAACATCGCCTAATCCGGCGTAGCATACTGCTATAAATGGCATGCACCATGGTGGAATACCTAGATCCATCAGATCTTACCAGATTTAATCCAATCAGGTATCTTCTGTTCGATTTTCCTAACCTTACCTTCGTATCTTCTCAATACGTCCTCGGCTAATATCTCTTGATAGGCCCACATGTTGATAGGCTTTTCAAAGAATACCTTATCATTAACTGTAATTCTGACAACAGAATCTTCTAATGTTCCAATAATAGTAAAAGACCTGTCATCAATATTAATCTTTTCCCCGTACCACTTCATTGACTAACAACTCTACTCTCTTTTGTGCCTTAGCAGATAAATCACGACGCTCAATAACATTTAAGAAACCCTGTATTCTAGAGAAATAAGTATGATTCTTTAATATTTCTAGTCTCTGTTGTTGTTTCAAATTCAATCTATCTTTAGAATTTTTTAAATAATATGAAATTAATTCTCCGTAATGTTTTGAGTTATTAGCCATCGGAAATGTTTCTAATGGTACGTGTTTATTAAGATTCTTAACTGGATCACATACTACGAAACCACCACCTAATGGTATTTTAAACATTCGCTCCGGTATATCTATGCCATATCTGGCAGTATGAGGTTCTACCACTGCTGGACATACCTTAGCAGATGAAAATAATAAATTTACTTTATTATTTTTAATGGGTCCGCAATAACTTTTATGGCCTTGCCATCCGCCCCAACCATATATTATCGAATTAGTGTTGTTTAGTACCGGGACAAGATATTTATTTAAGTTTATACTCTTATATGGCCATCGTCCACCTATAAATCCTACATCACACAGATATGATGGATGCGGATTCATAACAGTATGAGCTACAGCATCTCCGCCAGTTGGCATTGGAACTACTGGTATACCAGCTTTGTCTGTCCAGTGATTCCATATATGTGTTATGTCGTGTGATCCACCATAGCAGTATGCGAAATCAGGATTCTGAGATATAGTCCATTTCTTAGCATCTTCAGATTCATTGATATTTGGTTCTCCAGGGAGCGCTCGTAGTATTGTTGTGCCCCATGGATTGATATGAATGCCGACTTTGGTGCCGAATTTATTACGTGCCCATTGCGGGAGATTCTGGCGCCATCCAGAGCATCCTAAATATAAATGTGGCCGATATTTATGTAGATGTTCTTCGTCACCTTTCCATCTTTGAAATTTATGACCTAGGGAGCGGAAAGCGTTTTCCCATCCTTTGGTTATGTAGAAAAAAGCTCCACCGTTTGGATTACAGCATAGGACTCTTAATCCCATTATATACCCAATTCTTTGATAATGTTCGGGTAAATTTTCTTCATTTTAGCTACTAGTGAAGAGACATAAGCTGATGGGCGTTGTCTCTTGATAATTTGCAATGCAATCCTTTTGTTTTTCTTATGATGGATTTCCCATCCTTTTGTTCTACCATGCCACAGATGGACGAAATCTTCAGCACGGATATTATAGAAATGACTAAAATCTTTTAATCTCCAGAAGAAGTCGCAATCTTCAACGCCATATCCTTCGAAAATTTCATTGAATCCACCAATTTTATAATAAGTTTTTTTGGTACATGCTAGCGATCCGCCTTCGAAGTATTCTACTGCTCTTTCGCATTTATCTCCTTGACTTATTGTCTCTTTTCGTGTAATTTCATTAGATGAAGCTTCTGAAATATATAAGACTCTTGATCCTATATGTAACCCTTCATGTACATCTAATAAATTGAATACTTTTTTGGCATATCTTGATGGAACTACTATATCAGCATCCTGTAATATTATTTTATTATGGCTAATTTTTGATACTCCAAGATTGAATGCCATAGCTTTGGTAAATGGTTGATGGTCATATTTGTTCTTGGCAAGGAAATATTTACATGGTACCAAGAAGTCTAGATCAATGTTTTTTTTACCATCTTGTTCTATAACTATTATTTCAATATATGGAAATAATTGTCCTCTAATAGCATTCGTTACAGTTTCAAGTGCTCTTTGTCTACCTTGTTGTCTGCCTTGTTGTCTTATTGGAATTACTACTGATAACGATTGGATTTTTATTCTTTTAGAATGTTTGATATATAAACGACCAGGTAGGGATTTCAGAGTTTTGTATACTTCTCGTGCTTTGGATAGGTTAACAGTCCTATTTGGTACTGCACTTCTATCTTTATGGATTACAAAATATCGTTCGGATCCCATTACATCATGAAATCCTGGCATTTGTAATCCGGACTTGCCTGCACGGGTTGACCAGTCAACATGCTCTATACCATAATAGCCAAATTTTTCGTCAAAATAGCCAATTTTTTTAAACAATTCGTTAGTATAGAACATAACTGCGCCATGTGGACGATCTGTGATAGTTTCTATTTTGTATTGGACAAATTTGGTTATCTTTCCGTTTCTCTTAGCACCGTATATTCCAGTCTGATGATAACAGAAATGATGGATACCAGTTTCTTTGCTGGCTCTGACGTACCATTTTTCCCAGCCTTTGCGTAATACCTCTACATCATCGTTTAATAATAGACAATGCTTAAATCTGCTAAGACATTTTAATAACCTATTAGAATTTCCAGCAATGCCTATGCGGTTTTGACCAGTTAATACTACTATATCAGTCTGATTTTTGAGCCAGGTTCCCACTTCTGGATTAGTAGATTCATCGCTAACGAATACAGTGGTCTTTCTAAGATCAGTATATTCTCTGATTGATCCTACTAATCTTTTTAGCGAATCTAGCCTGTTGAAGCTAAGAATACCAATCCCAATATTATTAGAAATTAGATAATTATTTTGCTGACACGCTTTAGTAAATAATTTTGATCCAGATTCTCTTGCGGTTCTGCCGACTATGGGATTCTTTTTGCGTTCTCTTAATCTTCGTCTTACTATGTTGCTTTTGCTTGTTAATTTGGTGGGGGTTTGAGCTATTGGCCCACCGATTTTAGATTGTTTTGAGGTCTTGTTAGCTAATTTGTTTTGTTGTAACTTTTGTTTTTTTATTCCTTGTTGATTATGTAGCCGCTCTGGTATATATTGGTTTGGTTCTATTTTTTTGGGTATTATTAGTGGTTTTTCTTCAATAATTCTTACAACCCTAAGATATTTAGGACAGTAAGTCATATACCAATCAGACAATATTATCCTTTCATTGGCTTTGATTTTTATAATTTTCTTATCCCGTGATGCTATTTGTATAGCGTGTGGTTTTGGATTTAGATATTCTATTCGATGTGCCATATTGTTAACTTCTTATGGATTTGATGAAATTTGTTACCTTCTCTGCTCCATTATATATCGCTTTATAGCCATTATTCCCGCTAGTATTTTTAACTAATACAAATTTATCTGATTTGTCTTTCAGAATCGGGATAGTATCTTTTAGATTTCCGGCGTAATGTGGTTCCAATTCTTTTAATTTGTCGGGATTAGTAGTCCTGGGCAATCTATCATTAAGGTCGGCATGTATTAGGACATAAATGAATGCATGTCCATGTTCTTTAGCCAATTCGATCATTGGTTCCATGATCGACAACTTGGATGCTGCAGTATCGAATATTACTAATACTTTATTTGGTAGTCTTTTAATGGCATTTTCGGCTTTTTCATATCCAAGCTCCCATGCTGAAATCTGCCAGATACTCAAATCACCTTTTATATCATTTGGGATATATGATTTAGGGTCGATATGTAGTGACAGTTTATTCTCGATTAGATCTAATAACGTTTTGGAAAATTCAGTTTTACCTGAATATGGGAATCCACCTGTTAGTAATAGCATATACTTTAGATACTATTCAAGAGCAATCTTCTTTTTTTTCTTCTTCTTACAAAACGGTTCAGATTCAGGCTTCTCTTCAACTTCCTGAGAAACCGCTTGTGCCATAGACCCTTGTAATGGTGCGCCCTGAGGGGTAGCTGGATGGGAAACCCCGGGAGGTTGTTTATAATCAAGTACGCCTTCGAATAACCAGTTAAGTTTCATGATTTATTTTTTCAGGAACGTGTTCCAACTATCTGGATACTCTCTTGGCAAGAATCCCATTATTGGGTTCCACCGCGGCTTAGTTGGGCGCTTTATCAGCTTCATACCAGATTCTCGCAATGTACGGTCCGCTTTGCGGTTATTACATGTATGACATGAAGCTACGCAATTCTCGAACGATGTGATTCCGCCCTTAGATCTTGGATATACGTGATCAACAGTCAATTTGCTAGATAAGAATTTTTTATCACAATATTGACATTTATTCTTATCACGTGCAAATAAGTTATTGCGATTGAAATTGATCTCGCCACATGGAATGCCGCCATATGTGCGTAACAGAATAATTTCTGGCTTTTCAATTCTTAGATTGACTGTGCGGATTACTTCCGAATTTGGCAATTCCCTAGTACATGACCTATCAATCCATTGGTCTATATCAAATGTCTCATAAGTATCTGTGCATACAGCGACTGCTGATCCCCTAAACATTAGTACTATAGCCCGAAATGTTGGAGTTGCTGTTATTGCTACCCAATTCTTATTTAATTCTAATGCCCAATTCATCGTATGATTTTTGCATATAATGGCAACAAATTCTTATTCCTAACAATTGTCTTGAATGCACTACATTTCAAAATCAAGTCACCCTTATAAGATCCTTTTCCTTCTTTAATAGCTTTTATTACATCATCAGTCAATGCTATAGTCTTCACAACATCTTGCGTTGAAATGATCTTTCCAAATAAATCCCTAACCATGCCAGGTCCATAAAATTTATTCAGCGATGCTCTCAGATCGACTAATTTCATATTACATTCTCCAACTGATAGGTACAACATTAATTGGCTGATGTTTAGAACTTGCATCATTCCGACGATATTTGCGGAATGTTGTTGTGCAAATTCTACAGCCGCTAAATAAAATTTATGATCACCCTTCTCGAAATCAATAATATCTCCATCCCAATCACCGATAGCCATATAAACAATTCTATTTTTATCCCTCTTAAAAACTACTGCTAAACCATTATGTTCATAATTTTTGATTATGTACACAAATCGTCCCATTATCTCTGGCACATCATCTAAATTCAATACTTCCGGATATGATAAGATAGTGGGGATTTCAGACAAACCAGATGAGATTGCTTCCGATTGCTTTGATTGCTGAGTATTTGCCATTCCAGAACGAGCCTCCAGCTCTCACTTGTTGTATACTTATAGTTTGTTTATTATTATCATGTTCACTCTGAGTCAGAGTGAACAACAGAATTGGTATACCTTTCTTAATGATAGTAATCTCATCTGTTTCAATACCACAAACGACTCCAAACCAATGTTGAAGCCACCCATGCCACACCAAGAAATCTCCTACTTCTGGCTTCCAACGACTGATTGGCATATGTTGCGCTAGATCAACTTGCATCATAGAAGACCTCCCAGGTATAAAGCAAACGCTATTAAGATACCCTGCGGAATGATAATACTAAGCCATTTCTTAAGATCATCGCTATTTAATTTCCTTGTAATTAAGGAATAACACCAATACCATGCCGATGCCATACCTAATCCAATAATAATAATTTTTATTATATCTTGATTAATAATAGAGTCCATGGATCAAGTTCAAACTTTCCTTCTGGTAAGTGCCATTGTACCTTGAGGCCTACTCTTTCTCCACCAAGATTGTTGCGTACAAATCTATCTACCCAACCGTTCTTAGTATGTTCTTCTGGAACCATAGCAGGAACAAAACCGCCAAAATCTTCATCGTCAGGATTGAATTTCACAGCTTCTAAATAAGATTGTTGGTTTGACAACATTTCAAATCCTTCCATTAACAATCTCTTAACCATCAATGAATTGCTGGATGGGATACTAACTGGAATATCACGATTCTTATTATCTTTCTGTGTCACGATTATGGGCTTAACAGCCGTATCGTTGGTCTTAATTCCTTCAACTAATCTCTTAAGTTCTGAAAAGCTAGTTATCTTCATTTGTCTCCTGCTCAGTCGTTGTAAACAGTGAAATAGCTATTGGCGCTCTATTAAGCCATCTCACAGTAAATTCATGCCACAAATTGGACAATCTATGTATTGCGAACAGAGCAATAAAATATCCGAATATTGGATGAAATGGCGTTGGTGCTGCCCACGCCACCATTGCGCTTATCCATACCGATGTACAATATCCGCATTGTATTAATTTGCCTAAGAAATCACTCTTCAGATATATCCATTCTCGTAACGATAAGAATATATTGCTAGATGTGACGATCTCAGTCACTGCTTCGACAGAGATGATCAATATAATCCAAATAAGTAATATAGTAACCAGCGTCATATTATAAGTTCGCGGTATTTACATTTTTTATTACCACAGCGCCACTCCCGCACCATAGCTCTTTTCGCTCCATTATATTTATGTACTTGGTTCATCAACCATCCGCATTTTGGACACATTTTACGGTTTGGATTGACTGGTATTTTCTTTTTCCTATTGCTTTGTCCGCAACAACTCATACTTAAGATTTGAAGAACAATTTAGAATCTACATTATCGGCAATTACTTTCCAGTTCATAATAAATGCCGTAGGAAGAATTGTGTATATTATGCTGGTCTTTTTATTATATCTTCCTCTTATTTTCAAAGTAGCTGCCCTATCATAAACACTCAACTTAAAATGTGGCAATTCTTCGCGTGGATTAACCACCTGAAACCCACACACATCTAGAGCTACAAAATCAGCTTGATTATCAGGTTTGAAGAACATGATTGGCAGCATGTGAACCTTGTGAGCATCTTCAACACATTGATACCACCATTTGCTGAATTCCGCTGTATCAGAATTCTTTAATAGAGCTGTAAAACTAAAACTCTTACGATTTTTAGCTTCTACGCAGAATAGGAAATTTGGATTATCACAGATAACATCGCCGCAGAATAGTTCTTCTCTGATAACAACACCGCCTTGTTTGTTGAATCCGCCACTGGATGGAGTAGATCTAAATCCTATGTCGGTAAATTCTGTCAACAATTTTGCAGCACGGCGTTCGTAGGTTTTACCTCTTCTCTTTGATCTCCTACCTTGTTCAGAATAATCTACCATTATGTTATTTTTTGAGTAATTATCCTCGTAAGATCCATATACGATAACGCGTGATTGTCACCGGCTTCAGCATTCAAATATGCTTCGATAGAAGGAAAATTTGTTGCATTTGGTGATTCTGCGAATCCAGTACCATTGCGTATTATTCTATATTCTTTTGATGCAGATCTGCGAATGTCATCCAATGTTATATTGTGGCTATCCTTATCAAACACATTGCCAACACTATCAACATTAACCAATTTAAGATGTGCTACCCTGATCGACACTGCCATGATTATCCTCTACCAGTTTTTTGAATGGGACAATGTAGCGATCCATATCTGCCGCTACTCCCCTCAATTTACGTTTGACAATTAGTTTTCTTACACTTTTTAAATCGAATTTAATTTCTGTCACCTGACGCCTCGCGATATATAATGCGTTCTCAAGCAATTCCGGACATAAATTCAGATCGATAATTCTCATATTATCTCTGAAACGCTGCTCACCAATAATTGCTTTTTCTCCTTCAACTTTAGCTATAGCTTTCGGAGAATCGAAGAACTTGATCATATTGGCGATGCTTTCGCACAACACTCTGGCTCTAACGTCCCCAATTCCGTAATATCCTTCTATATTATCCGATTTATCGCCGACAAAGCATTTATATATGACCGGATCAATTTCTGGTACTGGTTCTATTTTATTCTTGGATTTTGATTGCGGGTTATGGATGCTTATGTTTGGGAAATTATATGATATCTGTTTAAGATCACCATCGCTTGATACAATTACGATTTTCTTGTCCCTATTGACTCGACAAAAGGCATATATTAGGTCATCTGCTTCCATACTAGTACGATAATACTGTCTAAATCCGATAAGGTCAAACAATATTATACATAGTGTAGCAATGTTTGTTAGACGACTTGATATATCTTGCAAACGACTGTTATTTTTCCTATTTTCTTTATAATTTGGTGCATATTTTTTACGCCAGATCTTATCTCTATCAGCGTCCCAAAATATATGTATCCTATCAGGCTTGAAACTGATATAATGGTAATGCATGAAATGCAAGATGATATTTATAGTATGATGCCCAGATTTACAGAATCGTTTATCACTATCCGCAGTGAAAATTGCCCTATAGAGCATGTTTTTGGCATCTATTAATAAATCCATATGATCCTAGTCCGGACTAGCCGGGCCCAGCTAGTCCGGGCCCAGCTTGTCTGCGATAGGGCTTCCCATCACCGACTTCCTCTTGTGCGCACAGTAGACGAGTCCATCCATTCCGTGGGTTGTCGGAACCCGCGTGGGCTGAGAAGGTTCGACACGATCCATGCGCGACAATCTAGACACGACACGTCTTTGAAGGCGTTTGCACTATTCGTTTCACCGGCCAGGAGATGATCCCCGCAGGCCGTTTTTGTGCCTGTGACGTTGTGATGCACCACTCGGGCCTCAAGGTGCTGGGGGTCTCCCCCACCATTCTTAATATTATTCGCCGATATCTTCGCCGGATTCGATCTTGGCCAAAAGCTTCTTGAGATCATCTCCATCATCGTCGTCGTCGTCGTCGTCGCCGCCGCCGCCTGATTCCGATTTGGTTTCTGATTTGGTTTCTGGTTTGGTTTCTGGTTTGGTTTCTGGTTCCGATTCGTCGAATCCCTCATCTTCAACGTCTGGTTTGGTTTCTGGTTCCGATTTGGTCTCTTTGACCTCGTCTTCATCAAATCCGCTGTTGTCATCGTCATCATCGTCTCCCTTTAGAAGCTGATCCACCATTTTCTGTAGCTTTTTCAGATTCTCTTCAGTCCGTTCCGGATATTTTGTGGCTAAGTCATGGCGAGCATTCAATATCTCGTCGGTATCGCCTTTGATAACTGGCTGCAACTTAGGAATAAGCTTGGAAGGCTCATAGTCGTTATAACCCCCCTTGTGCTTTATCTTGATCATCAGTGGATATGCATCATCAACATCATAAAAGATGCCCCATGCGTTCGGATCATCTTCATCTCCACCATCATCGCGAGTAATACAATCATCAAGTTTATCAAAGACCGTTTTGGGGAGTGCCCAGAACATTACCTTCCCTTGTAGATCCTTTGGATTTGCTCTTACAGCCGGGAAATACAAATTAATAGCGAATTGTGTGCGTGGCAAATAGTTTCTCGAAATATCTCTGCGCACGTCCTTATCATCTGTATCGCTGAGAAGCCTGAATCCGAATTCGCACATTGGACATTCATTATCATCATAAACTCGTGGACATGGATATTTGCGTTTATTGATCCAATGGTCACCTACAGTGATATAAAAAAGCTCCTCCATATCAGTCTTGCATTGTCCATTAACACATTGGTCATTTGGCTTCAATGGTGGAAGAATGAATGCCTTAGCCTTCCATTCATTCCCGAGATTAATCCTTGGAGGACGAAATTCAAATGGATCGCGTTTGAATCCGCCACTCCGCTCCTTCATCTTCTTACGAACTTTTTCCAATAATGCTCTACGATCTTCTCTACTTGCCATTTTGCTCTCCTTTGCTTGTTTTGCTTTTAATAATTACCCTATTAGGTATTATTTTAAATACATAGATCAAAAATATCATTATGGATGAATTGCTCAAATTTGCAATACAAAATGGAGTATCAGGATTATTAATAATCATTTTGTATTTCTTCACAAAGCATCACTTAAAAATATTGGATGATCACAACAAAATCACAAATAAATTAAAAAAAGAATTTAAAGTAGAATTAGATAAAGTACAAAATGAAAAGAATGAATTAGAAAAAGAATTGCGGGAGAAAATTGAGGAGCTTCTGAAAGATCAGCTGGACACCCAAAAGCCGCTTACTGAGGCTTTAATTGAGTATAACAGACTGTATAATTATATTAAGAATTTACTCGACAGGAGAATATCTGAATGAAAGAATCTTGTAAGGCTAATCGTCTTAGTGTGCCGCATCTTGAGAGGGAATTGAAGAGATTAAGGTTGTTGAGTAGTATAGCTGCTCTTGAGATAATTGGGGGAAGCGAAAAAATTCCTGGTCTAATAGATGGATCAAAATTCGGGAATTCCGCTATAGTTGATGCAGATGATTGGCATGTTATTGCTGATATTGATGAATATACAAGATTAGGGGTTGAAGTCGGAAACGGACTGACCCTAGTAAAGGCAAAATATTCAAAACGAATGTTATGGGATTATTATCAATCCCATAGAGAAACTTTTAGGATAGAGAACGGCACAGTAATATTTATAATCAGTGGTATAGAAATAGAAATGGGACCAGGCAGCAAACTAGAATTACCACCGCGAATGCTGTATTCCCGTGAATTTCTATTTGATACTATTGCTATGATCACTTTACCTACCAGTATTATAGAGAATCTCTAAGCTCTTGCTTCTTAAATCCAGCTAGGCTTCTCAAATGCTCTGATTTCATTTGTAAAGCATTTACTACTACCCATAATTTGCTTAGAACACGATTTTCCTTTATAAGACGACTATCAAGCTCCAACATCTTATCATCGGCTTCTACCAATTCATCCAACAGATATTTAGTAAGTCTAACGCCTTCTTCTTTCCCTTCGTTTAGGAAATTCTCACATAATTTAGAACGCCTACGGCTTATCTGTTTTTCTATTAATGCGACCTTATATTTCTGTTCGCCTAATAGAACAGACCAGAAAGCAAATTTCGATGGCATATTAGCCAATTGTTCTTCTAATTGATCATAATCTATTTCTGTATCTGGGTAGAAATTTCCAATAATTTTCTGGCCATTCGGCAGCTTAAAATTAAGTTGGAATAATGAATCCATCATTTGTTTATCGAACTCATCTGCCATTACCGAAACTCCTTATATAATTTCCACTGACGCCACTTCTTACCGATACTGACCTTTAATGGAAACTTGGGGTTGCTGTTAAGCCATCCAGATAATGGTCTTAACATGATTTTAGATACCGATTCGATAATATCTTCTATCTCATCTTTATTACATGTCATGATAAGTGAGTCATGCACCTCTGTTAATATCTTATCAGGCCATACTTTAAACACCTCATACATTGCACTTTGCATAGCATGGGCAACGGAGCCTTGCATTTTAGCATTAAAGGCACTCTTTATTGTTCTGCCTTCCTCAATATAGAATCTCCTGCCAATAATAGATTCACCATATCCATATTTCTCTATTAATTTTATTTCACTCTTCATCCATTCTGATAATTCAGGATAGCAATCTAAACCATCTGTGTTAAGCGAGTATAGACTTCCAAATAGCCGTTTTTTACAATCAGCACGCGATATATCAGGATCATTTAATTCAGCATGCAATGCAGTATATGGATCTGATTCCTTAAATGCTGCGCAAAGCACTCTATCGCCACTCATTAAACTGGCCGCTCTGAAATCGGCAGCTATCCAATCGAAATGAATAAAATAACAATTATCTTCAGTCGCAGAATAGATATCATCGTTGTCGCCAGCGCCTTGAATATTGTTATTGGTGCATTTTGATCTACCGCTATAAGTTAGGTCATATTTAGGAAAGTATAATTTCCCGCTGTTGTAAAATCCCTTTTCTTCCAAGGCTCGATACACAAATTGGGCATTAGCCAATATTCTTTGCCAATCACCTTTTGGTGCCCTGATCAAATCCTTTAATTGGTTAGTTAATATTAGTTGTGCTTTATTGCTTGGTATATGTGGCAAATCAGGCAATCCTATATCATAAACTAGATGTTGCTTGTGATAATCTAGACCAAATCCAATAATAAATGATTTAAATCTTGGCACTACAACGTGGTGATTTTCTAATATCTCAGTAATCTTAGCTTTATTGATTAATGCTTCAGCTAGTTTAATTCCAGTCTTCTGAAATATTGGTATAAATTCTACCTTCTTCTGTTTGGAACAGAATACGCATATTATTAGCGGTTTTGATACATTAAACGAGCCACATAGAAAATACATCAATAATAAGATACTACTTTTTCGACAGTTTTGATGTCTTCTCAGACATATGGAATGTCTTATAATCAATAATTGCTGGGACAATCTGATTCTTTGGACCATTTCTATTCTTGGCTATGAACAATCTAATTTGGGGTTGAGAACAATTATACTCATCCCAATTTTGGTTGCCACTCACTACATAATCGAGTGGCATCATTTTGCCATATGATTCGGCAGCTTTATTGGTACCAGCAACATTAGGGCCAGTAGAGTTTTTGTTGCCTCTCGGGTCCTCCTTGCTGGTTTGGCAAGCTGTGAATATTAATACCTCCTCATTTCTAGCTAATTGACGCAATTCTGTTGATACTTGTTTTTGCCTAAGATATTCGTCTCTATTATATTCTGATCTAGCAGCTATCATAAGCTCAAGATAATCAACAACGAGAATATCAGTATGCCAGCTGTGATTTTTTCTTAATCTGTCCATCAGCTGTGAGACATGCGCTGTACTGATCTCGTTTGGTGAAAATTCATAAATAATTAGATCGCCGCCATAAGATTTTTTAGCCTTTCTCAAGACATCCATCATTTTTTTACGATTAGCAGATTCATAACGTTTAGCGACTTCTACTTTAGTCAATCCACCAGCATATCTTAGGGCAGTCTTAATTTTTGATAATTCTAAGCTGATATGTAATACATTACATCCACGCTTTACATTGGCCATACCACTATGTGGGAGCAGAATTGATTTGCCTATCCCAGTGCCAGCCATCCAACAAAAGACTTCTTTCTTTGTGGGGCCACCTTCATTGATATATCTATCTAATCTTGGGAAGCCGCATGTATATCTTTTTTCTAGATCTCTAACAAACAGTAATTCTAATTCTTCAAAGAAGAATAATCCATCATCGGAGACATCTGTTATCTTCTTGGCTTGATCTAGAATCTGTTCTAATTTAGTATAATCTCCAGCTTCATATGCCTCCATTCCTTCATCGCTATACAGCAATCCGAACGCTTGATCTCGAGCCCATTGTAATAACTCCCTCTTAACAAATGGAACTTCTCTTGGATCACTTTTCCTGTCTATTAATTCTATAATGGGCTCAAAATCGCTATCAACTGTTAGGTTTTGCACGGCGTAATCACGGACAACAGACCTTGATGGCACAACACTTGATTCTTCAAATAATATTTCTATTATGCCCATTATATATTTTGATTCAGCTGCTTTAAAGAATTTATGCGATATATGCTGTCCAGCAGCTGTAAAGAATTCTGGATTATCAAGAATAAGTGATATAATAGCGCGCTCTGTATTGATGCCAAATGCGGACGTATTTTCTATTTCATCTGACAGCTTCATATATTGTTATATACTAAATTAAATATAAACAAGAAATAATCCAGGCCATATTGACTTTGGTAATAAAGGCAGTGAATAATGTATGCAAGACAATTAGAACTAGAAGACGAACAGAAACTAAATAATAGCGCCCCGAATAACAATGAAACAGGGGATTTTACTATTATAGCAGGGGATGTAGGTAAGATCTTCGACAACATCGGTGCAGGTGGAGATATTGTTGGCACGTTCGATTCCGGCCTATCGGCAGGGTTTACAGTCTATTTCGTACGTCTCGAAACCGGGCATGCATTTACGATTCGAGCGCCTGCAGGTGAGCAGATCCGCAAACTCGATGGAACACTACTTGATGAAGGTCTAGGCATCGTAATAGGAGCCGGACAGAGTGTGACCCTCAAGAAGGACAATGCGGATAACTGGTTCATGCTTATGGCCACGTCGACGCCTAATTATGAAGTTGGTGAATATTCCTCGTTGTCCGTACTCTTCCCTGGGACTACAGTAGCAACAGGAGTTTGGGTTACATCAGAGCTAGGCGAAGAATGGTCAGATCCATTTTCCTTCACTTGTTGGCTCAAACTCGAAACTCATGGTGATGGTGAATATTGGATTTGGCACGCAGGCGATGTAGGCACCAATGCTACTGCGTTTGCCATCGCGTTTATCGTGGAACTGTCTGTCCCCTATATTGATGTTCACATCACTAGCGATGGGAACCTCGGTGGCTTAAACCGAAAGCATTATCGAATCGATATTACCAGTGTGATTGCTGATTGGTTCATGTTCGGTTTCGTGATCGGCGCAGGTGAGCTAAAATTATACATCAACGGAGCAGAGGATGCTGATCCCACTAAACTTACGGACGGAGATGTAGTATCTACACACCTCTCTGATCCTATGCAGATGACTGCTGGTGGGCGTTACAATAGTGTTGGAGATCCTTATGACATGTTCCTTGGGCCTGATGATTACATCGACGAGCCTGCGTTGTGGAGCGCTGAACTTGATGGCGTCTCTATGGATGAGGTCTATAACGCAGGTAAGCCTTGTGATCTGACTACTTTACTATACACCACAATATCTCGGTGGCGCTTCGGTGAGGATGATGTGTTCCCGACACTCAGTGACTTAGATGAAACTGATACAGACCTTACTATCACGGGAACTGGCGATGAAGATATGATCCAGAGCGACGTGCCTTAACAATCGGCATTATTTTGTAATTGTGTCATCCCTGTTAGCTGGTTGGTTATAGCACTATGCACAAATGTGGCGGCTTCGCATTTAGTCAATAATTCATCTTCTCTGAAGTATAATTGTTGTGAAATGTTTAAAAGAGAATAACGGTACCTTGTCTTCTTCGACCCTGGTTGTACACCTACTTCAAAGACTCCATTGACAAGTCTATTTTCGAAGAACCCAAGCTTAGCCGATGCTGATAACCATATTTCATCTTCCAAATTGAATTTTGGAGCACCTTCAGCTTGGGTTTCATCTTGTGTTGCACATATTGATGATAGATAATTATCTACTCTATTTTGTTGTGTTTGTAATCTGATGACAATGACAGATAATGTTTCACAATATGTCATGAATTCGCTGGCTGTATACCACAGGTCTGGTTCTATTGCTTGTGGTCTGAATTGATCGCCGATGGTTGGTCTAATTGGTGGCCGCTGATGTATTCTTATCTTATAAAGCCATTGCGTGGGAGTACTTTGTTTAGATTCACTTATTTCATAAGCTTCTAGACGTCCTATTTCAGCAGATTCTTCTAGATAAACAATATCCCCTCTTTTGAATAAGGGTGCTGCCATTATACACCAATTTCTTATGTATCTTCGCCGTCGAATCCGGAATCATCGTTCTCTGGAACATTGATCTTAATAGCTTGTTTATTAGCCGATAATTTATCTATGATCTCTATTTCTAATTCTCTCAGTTTGGCTTCATTGGCTTCTAACCATTCCGATGCCTGGCTCTTACCATTTCCTATTACTGTATCGCCTATTCTATAAAAATTGCCTTTCTTAGCAATAAATCCATATTCGGTTGCAAGATCTAGGATGCACGCAGCTTGATTGATACCTTTTCCAAATATTATTTCAAATTCTGCTTGTTTCAGAGGTGGGGCCACTTTATTCTTGACAACCTTTACCCTTACTTGGCTGCCGAATGCTCCTCCATCTTTCTTGATAGTCGCTATTCTTCTGATATCTAATCTAACCGAGGAATAGAATTTAAGTGCGCGTCCTCCTGTAGTTGTTTCTGGGTTGCCAAACATGACGCCTATTTTCTCACGTAGCTGATTTATAAAGATTATCGCTGTATTGGATTTGCGTGCTTTACTGCATAATTTTCTCATAGCTTGAGACATCATTCTAGCTTGTGTGCCTATATGATGATCTCCTATGTTACCATCTAATTCTGCTCTTGGTACTAGTGCAGCTACAGAATCGATTACAATGGCGTCTACCGCACCAGATTCACATAACACTTCTACAACATCTAATGCTTGTTCACCGCAATCCGGTTGATTGATTATTAATTTATCAAAATTAATGCCTATATTCTCAGCGTATTCTTTATCAAGTGCGTGTTCAGCATCTATAAATGCTGCTACTCCTCCATCTTTTTGTACATTGGCTAGCACATGTAACATTAATGTGGTTTTACCAGAACCTTCGGGACCATATATCTCAGTTACGCGTCCACGCGGTATTCCTCCTACGCCAAGTGCTAGATCTAAGTTCAGCGCGCCAGTTGGGATTGCTGGAACGTTTACTATACATTGTCCAATCATCATAGTACCATCACCAAATTGTCTATTTAAGTATTCTTGCGCTTGCGATATTGCTTTTTCTTTATTATCGGACCAATCAACTTTGGCCTTTTTCTCTTTAGCCATGTTTCCTCGCTTCTACAATTCTTTCTAATATTTTGTCACGTTCTGATTCAGAATCAACAGTTAATTTGTAATTGTGTTTTTTTAGCCACAGTCTCGCTTCAACTATTGAAATATCGGTTGTAGTACTAATATATTCTGGCATATTGATTTCTACAGGTTTTTCGAAACCAGCCATTTCTAATTGCTTATAGAATGTGTCTATATTAAAACTGGCTATTTTCCTTATATCCTGAATTGGTACTTTAACTAGAGTGCTTTCTTTTGCTATAATGGCTTCTACGCCTGAGAAGCCTACTATAGTCCAATTCCCGTTAGGATTTGTAGCTTGTCCTGGTGGGCCAGATACATATCTGATTTTTTTAGTCGTAATTATTTGTACGATATCCCTATGTTTCAGCACAATTTTAAAATACAATCAAAACTACAATGGAGTATTATATGGAACTTCACGAGACTAAATCCACCAAGAAACTTCCTATAACAGAACAGAAAGTAATATTGGCATTGCGTAACTTATTGAAGGAATCTAGAACTGTATCAGAGGATACCACTCTACAAGATATGCTAAAATTCGTAAAAGGCGATGAAACAGCACATCATTCGCAATTCCGTTGGGAAGGAATAGATGATGCATTCAAGCTAAAAGTAGCAGGTAACCCATTTGAAGATGCTATAACGTCAGCATTTTTCCAGACACATACATATAAGTATATTGACAATCCAACATTCAAGAAATCATTTCAGAAAGAATTGACACAGCGTGCTATTCCAACTATTGAGGTAGATGGTGCGATGAAACACTTTGATTCATTAGTTAAGGAATTGAGCAAAAACCCTGGTGAACAAGATAGTGGTTGGAATCCAAATATGAAAGATATTGTGGATGTTACAACTAATGCTGATAGTCGCACCGCTAAACACACAGATCCATTTACCGGTGGGGGGTTGCGTCCTGATGGAGATGCCTATGACAAAGGTACCATTGAAGGATTCGATGTGTGAAGCTATTGCTTCTGTATGAATTAGATGCCAGTAAATTAGTCAAAGCCCTTAACAGATATCAGGTTAAGAAGGCTCAAGGCGGGATAAACAGAGAATTCCTACATCTGTCTCCTGATGCGCCGGTAAGCCAACCATATCGCTCGGGCAATCTTGAAACACCAGTAAAACCGGAACATAAAGGACTAATGGGCCAGCCAGACAAACCAGAAGGATCAATGGCAGATAAAGTAGGAAGGGAGCCTTCAATTACTGGATCACAACGAAAATCGTCAGAAAGCCCGATGGGCGTGCTCGATAAAATTCTAGGCCCGGCATCAGCTAAAACGCGTCCGGTTATGACCAATATGGGCCAGCCATATGAAAGAGGTCTGTCTGGGGATCCGTTGGGTGATCCTGTCGAGGCTTATCCAGTTGATAAAGACGATGGAGCTACAGATTTAAAAAGAAACGTCGCCGAGGATCCTGGGCGTACACGGGAAGGCAGCCTTGGATTTGGCCGTAGCAAATTCGGATTACAAAGATACATGGGGTAATTATGAAGAAGCTAATTATTATATTAATGTTATTTGTCTTTCCATTTGTTAGCAATGCGCAATCTGAGAAACCTAAAAAAGTAGACAAAAAGACTATTGTAATACCAAAAATGAAGGTGACTGGTATAGTCGTAGTTCCAAAGAATTATAAATTGCCTAACAGTGCTATAATTAATGACAAGATTTGGTGGCAAGGCGATACTTATCTAGTCGAGAACGGAAAGATTAAATATCGTATTATTATTGGCGGTAGAGTTAAGATAGATATAAACAAATTAATGAAGTTGGTCAAAGTAGAGAAGGGGAAGGTTACCTTGTCGTATAAGGGTAAAACTATCGTCAAGAAAATAAGGGTCTAAATGTATACTAAATTAGATAAATCATATGATCCGAAGATGATTGCTGAAGCAATGGAATATGAAGGTGCACAACCGCGTAGCGACCCAACCAGTACAATTAACGAAATTCTTGATCATCTTTATGAAGCTATGAGAGAACCACGCACAAGCCAAAATAATTTGCAGATGGCGATGAAAAAATTATATGAATCTGGCTTAGACGCTTCAGCAGCACCAGATGCTCTTCGTAGAGCGTTTAGTTATTATGCAGATCCAAAAGATCCATTGACCAAAACGATGTCACAAATGATAGACATGTTAATTAAGTGGACATTTGATCCTAAAACTATACAAACATTTCAGCAACAACAGCAGCCACAACAACAGCAGCCACAAGAACACGGAGGAATGTCTAGTATTATAAAATTAATAGCGGATGGTTTAAGCGCTGGAGATGAAGCGAAATATCACGAAGCTGTCGGAGCTTTGCGTAAGATGGGCATAGATTTGCAGACTGCATGGAGTAACGCGCAAAAAATACTGCCACAAATAGCAAACCAATCAGGTGTTTCATTGAAGCAATTACAACAAGCGGCTTCAAACGTGTTTAAATATACATTTAAAGGCGTTCAGCATTCTAAAACTACATCTTGGGATCAACCACAATCTGGTGAAGCTCAAATTACATATCACGGCAGACAAATACAAATTCAAGTACCACAGAATTCACCAGCTGGAGCAGGATGGACCATTAAAGCCGGGCCCGGCGTAATAATATTTAATGGTCCACAGGGAGAAAAAACACAAGTACCCGCTCCATGGGCTGCCACCGGACAATGAATTAGAAGACAAATCCGGCTCCACCACATTTTTTACAAGCGTCTTTTTTTATTGTTCCAGTGCCTCTGCAGAATCCGCATAGCGCTGAATAATCACCAACCATTCCTTGATCTTGTAACACTGACAGAACTTTAGTCCTATTTTGCAGCATCTTATCGCCACCAGTATCAACCACATTAATAGTAGTTTCTATAATAGTCTGACCATCAGATGAAATAATGTTTTTAGGAACCACCGTCGGAATCCCACATCTTCCTTTGACGACTTGGACTTTTTTTGAAATATTGACTGGTCTTTCAACTTGGACTTGGTTTCCGTAGTTATCTCTTGCTTGGATTTGGTTTGGGATTTGATGTGAATTAAATCTCGGTGCTTGCCTAGCCGTTGGACTATGTACCGGCCTGCCTTTGGAAAACCTGTTAGCGACTTCGAGAGCTGCTTTTGCCTCCTCTGGTCCGAGCCCTACATTATTAGCAGTTTTTTCTCTTGTGTTTTTTTGGACACGAAAGCTCCCTATTTTTGGAGCATTTTCTAAAGTTTGTTGTGGCTGTGGTGGTTGTGGTTGTGGTTGTGGTGGTTGTGGCTGCGGTTGCTCTGTTGTCGGTGTCCTCTCAGGTACTATGAGATCCTGTGAATTAGCTTTGGGATCTATTAAACCAAATCCTAATTCTTCGGCAATCTTCTTAAGTTGCTCTAATTTTTGATTTCTCTCATTAGCTTTCTCAGCTACTATCTTTTTTATGGCAGTTGGATACGCTTGATCTTCACATTCATCCGAGATAGCAACTTTATACTTCTGATCATCTATAGTGATTACCATAGTGGTATTTAAATTTTCAGTAGAGCCGCTAAAAATACAATTTTGGCTCATATCAATCATTAGGATGCTTCATGAACAAAAACAAGAGAATAGAGATTATTGATATTGAATTAGGTATTAACATTTCTGAAGAGATAAGAAACAAAGTAGACTCCTTGAATAATGATATCACCTTATATACGAGGAACTTAGTTCTAAAAGAAGCCAGTAAGAAGAAGCCAAGCAAGAAACAACTATTGAAACAATACCAACAAGCTCAGATGAACAAAGCATTGGAATTGCTTGAAGCAGCCTACAATAAAGATAAAGAACAATGGATTAAAGGCTGGGAATTAATTAAAGAAACAGGCGAGGAACCAACAGCTCAAGAAGTTAATAAACTGTCTATGAGATTGCGCAAATTTCTCAAAAAAGAGAAAAAATGGTCACTTCTATCTATCAGAAAACGTGGAAGAACAGCATACCGGTTAAGCGAATTCAGCGATAATAGCTAATTTGTCATGGTCTATCTCAATATCAAAATTTCCGGATATTATTGGATCGCAAAATTCGGCGATATCAATCTTGCTGAGTAATTCTTCAACATCCACTGGATTAGACCAATCTATTCCATCTGGTTTTTCTCCAACCCAACAATTAGTGCATCCAACATTCTCATTCTCATTCAATTTATAGATATCTTTTGCTTCAAATTCTAGTAAATTAGCACAATGCGGACAGGTTGTATGCCATTTTGTTGGATAAACATCTTCGCCATCTTTATCATGTCCTTGTCCATCAACGTCGATTCTGTCCCATTCTATTGGACGTGCTCGTATTGAAGTAGACTTAATAAATATTTCCTTTAATCGGTAAGCTGGTATCATGCCCAAACTCCATCTATTTGTGGTTTAGCTGTTGCCTTGTTCGAAAGCAATTGTAGATTTAATAAATTAATATCCAATATCCGCTTCTCTACATTTATTCGATCATTAGAATCTTTATCGATATTTATCTTGTCCACATTAACTACCCAATAATCGAAAGTTCCAGTCTTATAATTGTTCGACAGATCACATTTGATATGTTTTGGTTTATAAGGCTTAATATGAGCCATTATATCATCTACCAATATATCATAACACAGCTGGCACATGTCTTTGTTAAAATTAGCATCACTATAACCAACCTTCATACAATTAATTACTTTCACTATCGTAGTAGTTAAAGAATAGTATGTGAAACGATCCTTATAAGACATGCCGCAAAAATCGCATATTATTCCATCTTCAGTTGGCAGAAACATTAATCACTCGTCACTATATGGCCCAATTTAAAGAATTTTCCCCAATCATTGAGGAAATACTTCAGTTCGCCAACATTAAAAACAACCTGTGTGTTATTGCTCTGACACACATCCCATTCCGGTATAGATGACGGATCTTTACGATCTCCGCCACCCTTCGTAAAATAATCCGGTTTAATGATTTCTAAAGCCTGACATACAGTATTGTCATCTTTAATCTCGAATGGAATTACAAAATCGACGAATTGTATAGCAGATACAATTTGACATCTAGTCTTCAGATCTTGAAATGGTTTTCCCTGATCTTGAAATGGTTTTCCCTTTTTGCGTGTTAGGAAATCGTCTCCATTTACGATTACTACTATTAGGTCACCGTAGTTTATTGATTCCATTATAGAGGAGATATGACCAGGATGTATAGGATCCCAGCCGCCAGACGTACATGCTACTTCCGGTTTGAATCCTTGTAGTTCATTATCTAATATATGCCATTCAAGCTCTTTGTGATAATCTTCTAACGCTACAATTTTGGAGCCCAACTTTAATTCCCAATCGGCGTATTTTCTAGGGCCATTATATCGCAGATGTTCTGGTCTATCGCTCCAGTTCATAAATACCTCACAATATTTACGGCGACACAGCACTCCCGATCAAAATTTGTGGATAAATATTTGCCAATTCATCGCCGTAATAAGTAATAGAAGCTTCCCCGTATTCATAGTTTATTATCTGAGCATTCTTGATAGCTTCCATTGGCTCGATATGCGGCGACCTGAGAATTATAGATATGAATCCTTCCGACAATTCACTATTGAATAATTCGTCCATAAACAAACTATTAGCATGATCAATGAGAACACCACTATCTAGCCTACCAATAATAGTAAAATGCGATTCTTCTCCATAAGATTGTGGCTGATTAAAGAATCCTATTACATCTGTCCAATGATCTGTTCTAACATTAGTAGATGGAATAACACTTGATATCATGGTCGTAGTAATATCGCCTAGGATATAAGTGCCTATTCCAAACATTCCAGTTCGATCAAATCCGGTATCTGCTGCGAATAGAGTGATAACCCCAATATTTATTTTGCAATTTAGATTAATATTATCTTGATGTAATGGTACCTGAACTGGCGATTTTATTAATGATCCAACTTTCTCTGCCTCACCAATAGTAACAATCAAAGAATTGTCACTTACGTTAATAACTGTACCGCCATCAAGAGTAAATCCGATTATATATCCACCAGTTTCAACAAGCTCATCAATAGATGTCGTACCATCAATAATCTTTCCATCTGGGGCAAATGATTCAGGTGCAGTAAATGGAAGTTCTTCTGGAGGATCTATCTCAGGAAGCTCTGGCATATCTATGATAGGCTCGACAGTCGGCGTCACAGGCGTTACAGAACTTGGCACCACTATAAATGTGCGACTAATTGTGCGATCAGTTCGATCACTCTTAACGGTTATAGTAATTCTATATCCTTTACAATAGTTGGCTTCCGTTGTATTGATTCTGGCGGTTAGTCGCAAATGAGCTGACTCCGCTATAGTAGTAGTATATTGTGGGTCACTTACTCCTTCGGGGATATCATCATCTTCAGATAGTAAAATAGCTACATTTCCAAGATCCACTTCTGGCACTTCATCATCAACTATCCTAACTGGCCCACTTACTGTGAAGGCAACATTAACCGGAATAGTTTGAGTATTCCAGATTCCATCATTACTGATAGATGTAGATCCGTTTATGTCCTCTAATGTTAATATAGACCCAATTGCATCAGAATCTACAAACGCTTTGCTCTTTCGTTCCTCAACATCTCCGCCACATATATCACTATCATAATCTAATGATATTCTTATTTCTCCATTACCTAATAATATAATATCTTGTAGAAATGTTTGGATGGTGCCATTTATAACTGATTCGGCGATGTTAATGCCGCTAGCTTTTACTTTATCAGCTGGTATTAAGGCGTTCGGATTTTCTACTACCACATTTTCCGGTTCCCAAGTTCCTATTTGTTGCACTGTTTCAGATTCAGTTCCAGTTCCTACTGTAACAGACGTTGTATTGGTAGACTCTTCTATAGGTATCTCGACTATATAATATTCCTCTAAAGTTAGATCTATAGGATCGAGCGTTAGCCCTCCTCCAAAGAATTGTCCAGAAACTGGGTTTTCGCATTCACATTCGCATGGTACTGGGAATGGAATTGGTGTCTTGATTTCTCCTTCGATTATACATGGTGTATCCCCGAGGTTCGGGCAGAAGAAGAAATCCTCTTGGCAACATTGCTCCGGCGGCTTTGGAGTCGGAATTATATGCCATAAATATTTTGGTTCTACCCTGTCAAACCAGTCGAACCTATATTGTGTCCATCTCTTAGATTGTACACAATCCTTTGTTGGTGTCCATAATGGAAGTTCTAGGGGCGGGATTTCTAAATCTGGTGGAACGAATTGGAATGTCTCAATCTTTTTAGCTTCTCGAATAGTAACTTTTGCAGATACGAATTTATCTTCGGCTATATCGACTATTGAATCTCCATCAAATGCTGCTAATTTAGACGCTGGTATCGTATCGAACAGAGAGTTGTTTAAAATAACGATATTGTCCGAAGCAATCGCTTTTCGCATAGCTATCATAGCTTCTTGACTTTGTACAGATGTATCATCTAACAATTGTGTTACTATATCAAAAAAAGGTTTACCACTGTCACCTTGCTCGCCTTTAGACCCGCGTTGCCTAGCTTTATAATGCCATGTATCTATATCTTCTCCGCCTTCTAGAATTTTTATTGATCCGCTGAATAATTTAGTTGTGGGCTCATAAGACAATTCTAAACTTGATTCCTCGATATCTATAGTGTCGTCATTGATAGCGATAACTATACTTTCGTTAGGTTCTATCGGATAGAAAATTTCTATTGTTGATTCTTCTTCATTTTGTCTAAATATTCTTAATGATATTGGTGTTGTAATTGGAATATTTACTTTAGTACTCCATTCGAATATCCCATTATCAGTGTTAGATGGTGATTTTAATGTTTCATCAGCCGATGATTTTCCAGGTAAGCCTAGTAGACCAGTAACGCCTTTTCTCCCTTTTGGTCCAATACAACAATTTCTGACTAGTTTTTGATATAATCTACCACGATCTACTTCAATCCTTAATCTTGTCGTTATTTTGGTCGGTTTTACTATTTTGACTCTGTCGCCGATTTTAATGTCAGCGATACGCCCTATTATAATAACATTATTAGAATTATCAACTATTCTATGATTACCTAATAATGTTTCAAGTTCTAATCCTACTAGGCTTTTAGATGTATAATTACTACTGCTACTTAATTTAACAAAGGTCTGATTGTTTTCTGTACCAACTTCTAATACAGTATCATCGCCTTTTACTTCTTTTGGTTCTATTAATTTTTCTGGGATAAATCTTATGAGATCATCGCTAGAATGAAATAAATAATAATATGGATTCCCAGCTTTGGTACTGAGTTTGAATTTAGAGAAATCGACACCTGCTTCAATTAATTCTTGCAGCAGTGCTAATTTTCTGTATATATCAGGCGAAATTAGACCATGTTCATCAATAGTTACAACGTCAGGATCGGGAACTACACCAAGATATATCCATTCTCCACGTTCAGCATTATATTCATATATATTGCCTTCGGAATCAATAATTTGGTCACCATCATGACTCCCATATGTAGGTAATTTAGCGCGATGTACTGCCATATCTATAATAGATTTGCGATTAGACTTGTGCCAGTTCTTCGACTAATTCTTCTTCTTCCAACAATGGAAGCGGCAGTACCATTGTCCCAGATTTAACAGAAAAACTACGCCATTTCTCTTGATACTTAACTCTCATACGAATACCTATACCACTCTCAAACAATTCCTCTTCGCTATCCATCAACACATCGTTCCAAACATTGACACGAGCATTAGCAATTCCATCAGTTACTTTCAATACTTTATATTCCCCATGCGCTCCCTTCTTAGTTTCAGATTCCTCTATTACGCATTCTAACGTACCAGTCTTCTTAGCTCCCTTTATATTATTCTTAGAATCATAATGATACATACCAAGAGGAGAATGCCAATAATATCCTAAATATTCTTTCTCAAATTCTAACAATTCAGAATAAGCGTATTGTTCTTGAAATAAAATAGAGAACTGGTGGAAAGTGAGATTGATTTTCTTGACCATTTTCAATTGTAAATCGCCAAGATTTAATTTAGGATTATATTGTTTATAATTATTTATATGGGTTGACGGGATCCAATTCAGTATTCTCTTCGGGATTTTAGTGCGCTTAGGATATTGCCTTAGATATTCTGTAGATTGACGTTTGCGTTCTTCCATCACCACTTCTATGTCCCATATATAACAAGCATTAACTAATTTTCTAAATTTAGTGACATCTTTTCCATTATCATATTTATATCTATACCACAGCCACAATAGTTTTCTATTAACATTGATATGATCGAAACCACCAAGTTTAATTAACCTTTCTAACGCGGTCTTATTCTTTCCACACCTGTTCACAATATCTTCTATAATATTGAATGGTTCTATGTCCGCTTCAGTTATTAACTGCTTAGCCATTGATTGACCAATACCTTTTATACTTGTTAATCCTGGCATGATTTCATCGTCGCCAACTGTATAATTCGTTGATAACCTTCGTACATCAATAGAGCCGAATTTTATTCCTTCCGACCTAGCGGCTCCAATAAATTTATTGAATTTAGTCGCTGGGCATTCAGATAATACAGCCGCCCACCATTCAGCTGGGAAATGAGTCTTGAGCCATAGACATCTATAAGCAATAACAATATATGCAACAGCATGGGCTTTATTAAAACAATATCGACCGAACGATATCATATTGTCCCACAATTTCTTTGCTTTCTCCTGCCCTAGATTCAGTGCGGCTCCTTTGATAACCATAGGCCCAATCTCTTCCAGGATCTCTACTTTTTTCTTCTTCACTGCTTTCTGTGCCGCTTCTGCCTCAGGCATAGTAAATCCGCACAATTCAGTCCACGTCCGCAGTAATTGCTCTTGAAAGGTTAAAACTCCTTTAGTCTCATCAAGTATATTCAACATTATTGGATGTAATTCTTTTTTCCATTCAGCTTCTTTATTATCTCTGTTGTCAATATAGACATCAATCATCGGCAATGGTCCTGGGCGCCCAAGACTAGTATAGATAACTAGATCCATGAAGGATTTTACTCCACCTTTTTTAACAATACTCTGTTGGAAATCAGTATCAAATTGGAAGATTGAATTTAACCGGAGATCATCTGCGGCTTTTAATACTTTTGGATCATTAAATCGTATCTTCTTCTTCTTCTTTCCATTCTTGAAATATATCCATCCGGCGCGATCATCTCTAGGATCGAGGTCCTCAAATTTTATATCACTATTCTTTGATTTTTTGATTAGCCTACAACAATTCCATATATATGACAGGTTGCGTAATCCCAGAATATCGAATTTGATTAATCCGAACTTCGACAATTGAGTATCAGCCATTCCTTCAATCCAAGCTGACGTCCATTGTTTCTTTCCTTCTATTCCACACAATGTAAGCGGAATATAATCTTTAATCGGCACAGAAGAAATAATAAGGCCGCCAGCGTGTCTGCCTTGCGCTTTAATCTTGCCAACCATCTTGTAAGCTAATTCACAGACTTCAGGATTGTCTTTTGCAAATTCAGCAAAATTAGAAAATTCCCCTACTGATTGCTCAAACGTCATCGTATCGAATTCATCCGGTAAGGTCTTGGCCATTGCAATTACTTCATATCTGTTCTTACCAAGAGCAGCTGCAGCATCTTGCAATGCTAATTTAGGATGATATCTGAGCCACAACCCAACACTACAGACATATTGAGAACCATATTTTTCTTCAGCATACTTCTTGACTGGATCTCTAGCGTGTGGTAAAAAGTCAATATCAATATCTGGGAAATCAGGATGATACTCAATTTTGTGTTTGGTTCCAAAACTTATTGGATCTATCGGCGTCATACCTAACAAAAACGGGAAAATTAGTCCATTTTTATTGTGCTCCCATTTCTTACCTTCATTATAATTTCTAAGCCAATAACGATTAGCACCTTGTTTGTTTATTTCTATAAGTTCGAAGTCAAGCCGTTTGATATATTCTACCTTAGTAGCGAATCCCTTTTCTTTTAATGTGCGGATAGCACAACGACGGAGTTCTTTGAACGTCTCTATATTCGGCATATATATAAAATACGAGTACTAATATAACTATTTATAAATATTTCTAGTCATATTTCTAACTATGATCATCTCTTCGCTATTTAGATCAAGCTGGCAATCGAAATAGGAGAATTCGGCACTTAATTCCCTTAATTCGTTTACTAATTTTTTATAGCTATATTGGGTCTTTGACCATATACTGTCTTTTTTTGTGAACAGTGTTGGTATATACTTCATAGATGTCTTAATAATTATATTCGCATCTGCTCTGTTGGTAATAACTAATAGAGCATATTTTAACGCTGCCAATTCGGCAAAATTAATCGATTTCGCTACTAATGGAATAGTTCTTTTGTGTTCGTTACCATTATTATCTTTAATCCATACAGCAAATGTAGCCTTTTGTCCTGATTTAGCAAATCCATTAATCACTGCTGTTATCATAACACCTTATCTCCGGATACTCTTCTGAGGTTATTTCTGATAATTTTTCGAAAATGAGATTAATCTTATCAATCAACACATTCTTAATTGGAATAGCACCGATCTCGGTGGGCAACGAATTTTCTACGTACCATTGCCGTTTCTTTGGATCTAACGATGTTAATTGGACGAATCTATCACATGCCGCTTCATGGATCATTTTTATGGGTTCTAGTACCGCTGCATGTAATTCATGCCCAAGCAAGTCGAATCTTTCCATATTTGGACTAATAATCCAATTGATAGCTGCACTGGCCACATCTGGCCATTTCAATAGTGCTAATTTGGCTTGATTGGTATCAAGGACTCCACTGCACTCTAAATATATCCGATATGAATGCTCAGCTTCTTTTTGTAAAGAAATCAAATTAGGCATAAAATATTTACTTATTATTTTGGATTTTATCGTTGAGATCGATCCATTTACGAAATTCTTTGAAGTCTCCATTGGTTATTGAGGTCATAGCCATACACATTCTTGCTTTAGTTCCTTCATCAGTATCACTATTAAGTAATTTGTCTTTATTTTCAGCTTGTATCTGATCAAATCGTGATATATAGACCGATTGCTTATTTTTTAAATCGGTCATATCTTCATGAGATAACACGCCTTTCAATACTAGAATTTCAATAAGTGAAAGAATCAACGAAGAATGATATTCTGTAAATTCTGTTACATATTCGACAATATCTTTATTAGGATAATGTATCATTTTTATTATATTTGTTAATCCATCGTGACTCGTAACATATGACCACCTCTACTATCCCCCATAAACCTCACGGAGCTTAATCCCCACGCAATAGGGTCAAGATCATGAACACCCAATAAATAACACACTAACGAACCGCCAGCACTACCACGACCAGGTCCAACCGGCCAATCTTGGTCACGCGAATATTTTACAAGATCTCTGATGATCAAGAAATAAGATGCAAAACCTTTACTAATATATCGCATAAGCTCTTTCTCAGCTAATCCTCTATAAGTAATCATCTCACCATCCATGAGATATTTATCAGATTTATCCCATAGGCCCTTTTCTTTTAAAGCACTATATACCAATTCTGTTAATTTTTCATCTGCATTTGGAATACTTGGCAATTTTGGCTCTAAATTAGGATTAAATGTGTCACATTTTTCTGATAAAGCTATTGTATTATCGCAATATTCCTCAAATTGCTCTATAGAAACGAACTCATTATAGCTTCCTTCAATAAAAGTCTTTCTTAATTGGGCTCTGCTCTTGAAGAATTGCTCATCAGAATTAACATGGAACAGAGTTGGGTCATTCATAGTCTTGCCTTGATCTACTGCCATCATACATTTCTGTACTCTGAAATCTTGACGCGACGTATAATGACAATCATTTGTTATAACCGCTGGAATACCAGTTTCCTTAGAGATGACTGCAATCTGCCTAAATGCTTCTTTGCCAAATGGGATTTCGTCTCCAGGCATCTGCATTTCTAAATAGAACCTATCATTTAACAGGTTCCGAAATCTCTGAATCCATTTCAAAGCTTTCATTCCATAATGAACAGCTCTCTTTTTAGCATCCGATCTGGATATATCCAATTGTATCTTTTTGGATACACCGCCAACATGCCTTTCAATAATATTTATAACACCACCTGCTATACTGCGCCAGAATGCAGACATTCTCAAATTATGGCAAATTGGACCATTAAGACATCCAGATAGACAAATCAGTCCTTCATGATGTTTTTCGATTTGTTCAAACCATATTCTCGGTTTATAATAAAATCCTATTTTCCATGCGTCTGAAGTAAGATGTATTAGATTCTTATAACCTACCATATTCATCGCCATGATCGTAAGATGGCGATTGCGTCTCAAATCACTATAAGTTTCTTCTGCTATAAGATCATCAAAAGTGAATACCAATTTATTATAATTTGGACGTACCGAACCAAGTTGGAATTTTGGATTTTTCTTCAATTCTATTAATTTTAGGTGATCTTGTGAGAAGTAGGTCTCGCAACCGGGAATAAATTTAATCTTGTTCTTTTTAGAAGCAAAATATGCGTCTGGAAAACTTGCAAGACTACCATGGTCGGTGATGCTCAATGCCGGGTGACCAAGATGATAAGCCGCTGAGAAATATTCTTCTGGAGTAGCAATTCCATCTAATGGACTAAACAATGTATGGTTATGTAGGTGGACAAACGAGCTTGGTCCGGGATATTGTTTAGCGGCTTTTATACGCTCTGATTCTGTCAGATTTACAGCTGCTTCTATAATTTGATTTCCCATATCAATAAAATACCACCATAATATTAGTATATATCAAACGTTAACATAGTCCTAGACATTGAAGTCCTTATAACAAAGAATTATATTACGAGCTAATCCGACCGAAGATCCGGCCGACATATTGTTATTAAATCCGATATAATTACTTAGTTCTCAATTCAACCTTCTGGCCATTTTTTAGGACACCAAACACTTCAAGATTAATACCAGGATATTTCTCATCCCAGCTCAACAAGAAAGTATCCTTCACAGTCTTGAGATAACGCGGTATTTCTTTGATCTCTATATCTCCAACCGGAACGTGCATAATAATAGTGTTTCCAGGATCCAATTTTGGTATAATCTGAATGCTAGGACTGGCTCCGTTTGGATTGATTGGGAAGATAAACATTTCAATTTTCTTGCCAGTTCTATCGAATTCAGTCTTAAACTCCTTTGCTACAGAGCCAAGATGATCCTGAATCTCGTGGAAATGCATTCCTGGTGGAACCGGCATTTTAACAATAATCGTCTGGCCATCTTTAATATCAAATTTCTCTACATCTATATTAATTTCCATTTTGTCTCCAATCTCTCACATACTTAATATAAAAACAAATTTAAGAATTTATTATATGCGACACCAAACATGTCGATATTGGACCACTTACATTGCCAACAATCCTAATATAGTCCAAGGCAACATCCTATAATTAACTCTTATCGAAAATAAAAACAGTCAATTTAGCATGCAGATCAGCATCAGATTTGTCTAACAAACATTCGGGTAATTTGTGATACCATTTCTGTAAAATTTCACAATCAACAAATGATATATTATAGACTGTATTCAATACTTTACACTTCTTCATATTCCTATAAACATTTAATAGACGATTAGCAAGATTTATTTCATTACTCTCAACAGAACTGTCTCCGGCCTGTGCATGAATATCACCGCTCTCAATAAAAAAGGACCACTCAACAAAACGTTTTACTTCTTTAGTAAGAACTTTCAATTTAGACCCCATAATATTCTCCTATGATTAAATACCGACCCAAAACAGCTAGAGATAGTCTCTAGATATATAAATATAATTAACAGATATGAATTTATTGCCAAACAATAACAACAGGCTCACTGCCCACAAACGCGCCAGGAGGAGCAGCATCAAGCCACGTTAACGTATCACCAACTATAGTAAAGTATGGAGTAGCACCCATAGTATCCCAATAAACCAAAGCACCAAATCCAAACATCAACATCGTATCTGCTGGATTGGTTGGTGTACCAGATAGAGTGAATGCCGTCTGACCAACAGTAGCAGTAAACTTATCCATCACATAAGTGCCTGGGCCTGTCGGCCCGGTAATACCTTCGGCACCATCTGTACCAGTGGCACCATCTGTACCTTCTGTACCATCTGTACCATCGGCACCAGTGGCACCAGTGGTGCCAAATGCGCTTATATTCTGATCAACGATTTCTTGATCTCTCCTATACATTGCATCCCATCCAGGAGAATCAAATGGGAATTGCCCGAGATCATATCTGGAGGTAGGAGTAGCAAAAGCTCCAACTCCTACAGCAGGCTCACCAAATTCGCCAGATTCTGCTTCAACCAGATCATCCTCTACAATAACAACATTGCCTATAGGATCAGCCGTTACTAGATAAATAGCACCAGACCCATCGGCTAATCTTGCTGCTACATGATCGTCCTGAACAATACCGGTAGCATCATCTACATCTAATTGATATTGGGTTGGTGTAGTTGGGTCATCATCACCAAGGTTAGTCACTGTATCAATAATGAAAAGTCCACGAGCCATTGATTACCTCACAGGATCTACTAGTAATTTTAATTGACGGCGCAACACAGTAATCTGTTCAGAATCATAAGCATCCAAAATAACAGAAGCCGTAGCACCAGGTATAAGCCTAAGAACAGTCAACTCGCCCTCATATGGACTAGGAATATTATGCAATCTATTGATCGTAATGATATCGTTGCTAACATTCTTTATGTTAGCACGTAAGCGCTCAACATAAGCATCAGCATCCGATGGAGTCTTCACATTAATATGATATGGATTAGAAGTAAAATTAATATTATTGTTGACATCGGCCAAATACTCAAATCCAGACCGCCCAAACCCAAATCTGCCTAAATCAAAATGCCCAAATCCAATAGGTGTTCTTATAACCGCCATGTTTTATTTTTGAATTATTTGACGAATATAAACATAAGGTTTCCTCCCAGCTGCGCCCAAATGAATAAAAAGGTCAAAGAACAAGGGATAATCCTAGCGATCAATCCCTAACCATACCTCTTATTCATTGGAGTTGAAAACAACCATGTAATACGGCCAAATAAGGTATCAGTCACCTTCCCATCCAGTGATCGAATGAAGCAATTATTCATCCCCTGATGGGCCTGGCCCTGCTGGGCTATCACCTTACGACTATTTATATTACTATTGTTTTCCGCACTGTATTGTCTTAAGAGACTACGATCTTGTAGGTAATCTCTACCAAGTGGAGGCCCGAGCTGCTCGTGCGTACCAGACTTGCACGAACCAAAGTATGTCGCCATACTTGGGCACCCATAACCATTTTGCTTAACGCTAAATCGCTTTAATCCAAATTTTATAATATTATATTTATTATAATTTCCAATATTCCAAATTTTCTTTTGTAGCTTTAGAGTGTCGCGAGAGTCACTACTGTATACCCAGTGTGCCGACTCAAGAAAAATTCTTAGTCCTAGAGGGTATCCCTCCTCTATCTCATTGCGACATAATGTGTTTTGTGATACGTTTTGCTTTTTGTTTTTTGCTTTTCCGAATTTTCGCTTTATTTGCTTATTTGCTTTTTTGCTTTTCCGATTAGTACAAATCGCTTTGCTCCAAGTTGTCCGACCTGTGGCCGTCACTTTATAGCGGGGCGGGACTATGTCCAAAACTGGGCCAGGGCAAAAACCTTTTAACACCCTGGGGGCACTCTGTCCCACTTGGATTTTTACTTCAGATCTTCGATCTGAGGCCAGCCTTTGTCTAACGATGCTTGCCTTGTGAGCAGACATGTTAGCTTGATGAGTTTTGTTATAGGGCAAACTCGTGTTCTTACTCCACGCACAGCCCGGACCTGGCGAACTGTGCATAATACCCTTTCTTATATTGCTAGACATAAGTAAACCATAGTAAGAATAGTACATGTTACATACTTTCGTTATAAATATCAAAGATACTTAAAGTAAAGCTATGCCTATAACACCACCTAATCAAGGCCCGCGATTAAAGCAGATAGAGAAGATAAGAAATGATGAGACTATATCTAATAGTAGTGATTTGTTGGGGATTGATAGTCTTAATGAAACTAATTGGTTAGATATTAGGGTTGAGGATATAGTTGTGCCGTCTATGGCTGGTGGTAGGTTGACTGTTGGGTCTACGTCTACTACTCCGGGTGATCCGGTTACTGGGGTTACTGGGTCTGGTACGTCATCTAATTTGTTTTATGTGCCTTATTCGCATGGTTTGATAACGTTGTATGATGGTAGTAAGTGGAATTATCATCAGTTACCTCCATATATTCGTTCTGGTTTACCTGCTGGTACAGTTAATGGTGGGGCTATTGCTGGTGATGAGAATGTTGATGTTTATATTTATGATAATGCTGGTACTTTGACGTTTGAGTTTGCTAAGTGGCAGACGCATATTATTGGTGGTGTTAGGGATCCGTTGTTTACTATTGCTAAGTTGAATGGAGTGTGGGTTGGTTCTTGGGATAGCGCTAGGAGGTATGTTGGGACTATTCGTACTGCTGCTATTCCGTTAGTTGGTATTATGGATACTTCTAATGATAGTAGGTATCTTGGTGTGTGGAATGTTCAGAATCAGGTTCTTCATAATTTGACGCAGAATGTTGTTATTGGTTCTAATTTGTTTTGTAATGGGTGTCAGGTTACTCCTATTGCTGTTTGGACTGATTGGGGTATTACTGCTAGTCCGGATGATGATATTCCTATAAAGGTTGTTTGTGGTCTTCCTACTCCCATTAAATGTTATTTTAATTATACGGCTATTAATTTGGCTGCTCCGTTTGGTGGTCAGGGTGGGTGGATATGTCAGTTGATTCCGAATTATAAGAGTAGTTGTGATCAGCAGGTTTATATGGATACTACTTATAATAATTCGGTTGGATTTGCTTTTGCTAGTTTGTTATTTGGGTCTAATTTGGATAGACCTGATCCGGCTAATGGTCAAGAGAGGCAGGTTAATCATGGTAGGGTTTGGGCTGGGACTGTGTTTTCTGATGGTTATCATGAGCTTACTCCTAGGTATCAGGTGAAGGATGTTATTATTCCTGGTGGTGCGCCATGTCAGGTGATTCTTGATAGTGGTTATGTTATTTTTAGTGGTAGTTATAAATTGGAAATGTGGAGATGACTGATCCTAGGCCGAAGCAGTTGAGTGATTTTGATGAGAGTGGTGTTTCTGTTGCTACTGGTATGATTGTTACGGCTGGTATTCCTGCGTTTGTGGCTGCTACTTTTAGTAATGTTATAGGTGGTAGGTTAACTATAGATAATATTGATTTTAGTGCTGTTCCAAACACTGAATTGTTTAATAAGATTAATCTTTATTATGTTCCTTATGCTGGTATTAATATTTCGTTATATGATGGTAGTCAGTGGATTCCGCATGATTTCTTTCCGTATGTGCAGGCGGATATTTCTAATTTGTCTGTTGATACTAGTTATGATGTGTATATTTATTTTGATGTTGGTGGTTTGAGTTTTGAGTTTGTTCCTTGGACTACTGTTGGATTGGGTGCTGATGTTAGGACTGTTAGTGTGGTGCAGGTTGATGGGATTTGGACTAAAGCTGGTGAGCCTGATAGGCGTTATGTTGGTATGATTAGGACTGCTAATACTACTACTGTTGAGTTGGAGGATTCGAAGTCTAGTCTTTTTGTTTGGAATGCTTATAATCGTGTTGAGAGGACTATAGTTAATCAGATTTCTTCTGATGTGGTTCTTGCTGGTGCTGGTAGTGGTGATTTTTCGGTTGCTACTGGTGATTCTGCTTTGGATCCTATGTTTATTATTGGGTTATCTACTAAAATTAATGCTTATATGCTTGGTGGGTTCTTTAGTTCTGGTGGTGGTGATGGTAGGAGTACGTGGCCTACTTCTAAAATAAATATTACTGGTATTTCTTCTACTAATACTGAGCAGGCTTCAAATCTTCTTGCTCCGTATGCTGATAATTATAGGCCTTTGGTGTCTAGGAGGGAGCATTATCCTAGTCCTAATAGATATAAGGCTGTGGTGGATTATCAGCTTGATGCTAATGGTGGGACTTTTATGGGTGGTGGGACTTTTAGTATTCCTGGTATAGCTTTAACGGTGAACGGATGAGACCTAAACAGATTCGGGCGATTTCTAATAAAGAGCAATTGGTTCCTCCTGGCTCTTTATTTGTTACTGATGCGAATGGTAATAATTGGACTAGGGGTGGTGTTTTTTCTCCTTTAGTGGCTGATGGGAGGTTGTCTGCGTCTTCTACTGATCCGTTACCGACATCTGATACTACTAGTTCTGTGTTATATTATCTTGAGTATATTGGTAATTTGATATCGTTGTTTGGTGTTGGTGGTTGGCGTTATCATGATTTTGGATCGTCTATTTTTTTTGATTCGGCTGTCGATTTGGATAGAGACGGTGATCTTCTTGTTGTAAATGATTTATACGATGTGTTTGTTTTTGAGGATTTGACTGGGTCTTTGGATCTTGAGTTGGTTGGGTGGAATGTTTTTTCTGGGCCTGGGTTGGAGTCTAGGGTTATTAATCTTGCGATGTTTGATGGTGTTTGGGTTGATAGTACGGATGTTACTAGGAGGTATATTGGTACTGTAAGGTTTGGTTCTTCAGGTTTTACTGATACTGATGCTGATAGGTGGGTGTGGAATGCTCATAATCAGATTCCACGGATTAGTATTGTTAGATTTTCTGGTATTACTACGCCTGCAGTTTCTGGTATTACTCATTGGGCGACTATTTCTTTTGTTGTTGGTCTTCGTACTAAGACGAGGTGTGATGCTGTTCTTGGTGGGTGGAATAGTGCTGATGTTAATAATTTTCTTGGTGGTTCTATTGGGTTAAATTCTACTGTTGGTCCGACGTCTGGTACTATTGGTACCGGGGAGCATGGCACTCCTACTAATTTGCCAGCTAGTAGGAGTGGGCATTGTTATCATTGTATTGCTTCTAGTTTTGATACTATTGATGCTAATTATTATGAATATAATGGGTTATATAAGGTTATTATTGTTGCTGGGTCTATAACCATTGCTGGAGCTACTTCTGATGCTGCTCCTAGGGGTATGTTGGCAGTTATTCCTGGATAACTGCTAGGAACCATTTTGGTAGTTGTTTTCTTGCTTTCTTTTTGAAGAATCCAAAATCTGCGTCTAGGATGAATGTGTCTGCCCAATCTTCTTCGCTTCTTACGCTTCTTCCGTATGATTGGACTAGTTTTAGGGCTGTTAACCAGTCATAATAGTCTGGTGATAGTTGCATTCTGGTGCGGAGTTGTTCGTTGTCTCCTAGTGCTGGGAATGGCACTTTACATATAATTTGGAATCTGCTTAGGTCGTCTTTTAGGTCTAGGCCTTCGTGCATTGCTGGTGCGACTATGATTCCATTTGTTCGTTTGGCGTGTTCTTTGAATAGTTCGTCTTTGGTTCTGAAGTGTTTTTGGTATAGGATTCGTTCTGTGAATCTTTTTGGTCCATTGTCGATGAAGTATTCTGCTATTTCGAAATTATGTGTATGGATAATTCCTTTTTTGTCTTTATAATTGTCGCATACTTTTACTGTTGCTGTTAGTAGTTTGGGTTTGGTTTTTGTTTTGTTTTTGTAGCTCATACTTCCGGCTGGGGTGAAGTAGATTGGTCTGTTTTCTTTTGGGAATCTATTCTTCATTCTGTAGGCGTAGGCGTCTGTTGGGTTTATACCTAATGATTCGTATATTATTTTGGGCGATAGGATTGTTGCGCTCATTATTAATATTTTATCTGCGTGTTTAAATAAGTATTCGTTGGCGTGGTGATCTACGAAGATTGGTTTGAGTGTTACTTTGTTATGTCCTTTTTTCTTTTCGAATTTTGGGATCCAGTTTCCTGAGTCGACGCTGCCTAGGAAGATGGTATATTGTAGTAAGATTTGTCTCCATTGATCTGCTTCTTTCGGTTTGTTGGTGTAGCGCAGATATCTGATGTGGTCGTTTAATAATTCATGTAGTTTTATTGAGTCGAAGTATTGTGCGTATTGTTCTGCGTGGTCTAATTTTGGGAAGTCTATATTGTTGTTTCTTTTGAATAGTTTATCTGTAATTGATAATGAGACGAAGTTCATTAGTTGTGGTTCGCTGTTGTGTCCTTCGTCTATGATCATTAGTTCTCTATTATTGAAGTGGTGTGTGATGCTGGTTTGGAATAAGAATGAGTGGAAGTTCATTATGCAGGTTTTAGATGCTTTGGCTTCTTCTATTGCTTGGTAGTATGGACATAAGGTTTGTCCTGGTGTTGGGAAGCATAGTTGGCTTTTGGTTTTGGATTCTTTTATTAGGCATACGCCTTCGCTGCATGGTAGCATTTTGTTGTCGTATGTCTGGCGTAATTGTGGGTTTTTGAGGTCTTTATCCATCATTTTCATTTTTATTGGTTTGTCGCGGTTGCGTTCGACGTAGGTATTCCAATAATTGCACGTGTAGGCGTTTCGTCCTTTTAAGGATTTGATGTCGGTTGATGCGAAATCTTTAGTTAGTTGGTCTTGTAGGATTTTTTGGATTGTTAAATAGAAGGTATCATGGAAGAATTCGGCTATAGTCATTGCGACGACAGATTTTCCAGATCCTGTTGGGGCTTCTAGGATGACGAAGCGTTTTCCTTTATCGAATGCTGTTAGGACTGCTTCTATACATTCTTTTTGTCCTTCTCGGAATTTTTCGACTGGGCGATATTTTTCAATTTTGCTGAGATCGAACATAGTGGTCTTCCTTAGTAGTTAAGATACAATTTTTGTTAAAATTATTATAGCTGTATTTTAACAAAAATAATGTTGCGGAGTAGAGCAGTCTGGAGTGCTCGCCAGTTTCATAAGTTGGAGGTCGCGGGTTCGAGTCCCGCCTCCGCTATAGAAGATAGAAGAGGGTGCTATCGAGAAATAATAGTCTTGGGATGACTTTAAAAGCTTCCTGGTGGAGTGCGCGGAACCTGGCGTTCCGCCCCTTGCGGGCGTAACTCAATGGTAGAGTGACAGCCTTCCAAGCTGTAAGTTGCCGGTTCGAGTCCGGCCGCCTGCTTAATAATTTGGTAATTTTTTGTTCTGGAGGGGTCTAATCGGGATTGGTAATGGCACCCTTGGTTCCCGATAACAAGGTGCTACCCCTCTGAGTACATAATAATATGAACGAAGAGCATGAAAACAAAGATGAAGCTGGGTATGGGAATTTTCTTTTTGAGAAAATAGATCCTGAGAATAAGAATCATCCTTCTTGTAGTGCTTGTGGTGATCCTGTTAGAGTTGTTTATCATAGTGGTGGGATTCCAATGTATGCTCAGCATTGTCATGAATGTTATGCTGAGATTAGGTATGGAAAAATTCCTCCTGCGCCTCGTAGACGCAAAGCACTATAAATTAAGATTGATATAATAAATAATAGAATTATAGTGCTTTAGATAGTATGTCCAAGCGCGACGTTAGCTATGGTATTTAAGG